GAGATTTCCTGTATAGGAGTTTTTTTACCAGGACTCATTGATACAACATTAAAACGTTGTAATGCTGTTTCCATAGAATCAGCAAAGCCTTCTGGTAGCTCTCCTGCTACACCAATTGAAAATTTGTACTCTTTTTTTGCTTCTGTTAGGTATTTTTCAAACATATTCCCGTCCTTATAAATTATTTATCCATATTCTTTAGTTTTTCCAGCAAACTATTACGGTCTGTAACTATATAGCCTTCTCCTTGTACGATAGAGTCACCATCAGGTTTACCATCTTTATCAAGTTTTTCTTTGCGTAATTGTAATTCAACCATTTTAAGTTTCTTATCTAGTTTTGCTACTTTGGAATCTAAATTTGTTTTTAGCATTTGACCAGCTACTTCAAATACTCTTCCTGAATATCTTGATTCAACATTCATGCCTAAGTCCATTAAATCTTCGTATGCTTCCATGGATTTATCTGCTACTTCGTTTAGTTCTTTATCTGCCATTTCTCCCAAGCCTTTGACTTGTGGTAAAGCGGCAGAAATTTTATCCATTTCTGCTATGTCACGCAATGTATCATTCTGCTGTTGAATGACTTCGTGTTTTTCTTTATCTTTTTCCTGCTTGATTATTTCTTTTGAATCTGGTAAATCTAGCAGTTCTTCTAATTTTTTACTCATAGCTCGAATCCATTATATGCTACTATTATTTATCACTTACGTTTGCCCTGGTGAAACAATTCCATTTCTGTAATCACACGGAATCTAATGCCTTTAGACTTACAGTATTTACTTGCGGCTTCCCATTTTGCCATATTCAATACATATGACGCTTGATTTTGTTTATTTTTTCCTATATTTTCACGCATCGCTTGTGAGCTTGGTTTAATTTCTATTAGCTCTACTCTTGCTCTACCTTTTTTGTCTTTATATTGAATAAAAAAATCAGGCACATATACTGTTGGCTTACCTGTCAAAGGACTTCTGAATGGTATTTTTATTGCTTCACTTGCCCATGATGCTATTGCTGGATTCTCATCACAAAACTTCATAAAATGGAATTCCCAACTTGACCTATAAGTTGGACTTTTATTTCCTACATACTTGTCTGGATTTTTAAGTGAGTACTTACCCTGAGCCCAACGCTTCATTGGTTACCCCATGATGTTTCTTGATTCTGTCGGCTTGCGTGTATCAGTCACTCTGTATCCAAGAGTGCTTATTTTTTGTCTATTGAAATTTAATACCTGTGTAACGGTATAACTTAATTGAAGTTTATCTAAACCTTTAAGGGTATCTAATAATTCAAATACTTTTATTCCGTCAAGTTTTGCTTGTTTTAATAAAATTGTTCCTGTGCTGAGTGCCGCAGATTTATCAAATCCTTTGTTTTCTAAAAATCCAATAACAGCATCAACATCATTACTTGGAAAAGCAAGTTCTTTTCCATAGAAGGTGTTGAAATATCTTTTTACAACTACTCCAGAATCTCTTTCATCTGGTTTTCTTGGTAAATTTGTTTCACTCATTGTATTTCCTATGGTCCTATGTAATTAGGATCATCATATCCGGGTCCGTTTGTACCACTAGCATCTGGTGATGCCTTAGAAGTAGAAGCTCCGCTTGATGACATGTTGTTAAAGGCTTTTGCTCCAGCCACTGCTAAACCAGCAAGTGCTAAAGTTTTTCCTCCGCCAAGACCACCACTTCCGCCTTTTGGAAATGCTACACCCGCAACACCGCTGACATCGATACCTGTTGTTTGTCCAATGGCATCTAATCCTTCACCTATAAGTTCTTGTCCTATACCAGCTTTTGAAAGACTACCTAAATTTTGTATTGAATTCGCCGCACGTAAAACAGTTCCAAAACTAACATTACCACCTTGTATATCAGCAAGTACAGAACCTGCTCCAGCCAATACACCGCCAGCACCTAATAGGCTACCTGCTCCACCACCTGATAATGAAATAGGACTTGGACTTTTATCGTAATGTTCTTCAGCAAAACCTTTTGGTCCTGCTTTTCCAATTGGTCCTCTACTATAATGAACTGTTTCATATTCCAATACCATCTGGTTAGCAACCGTCTCAGCACCAGCACTATTGTCTAATGAATCATGTGACCAAGATGCTATGATGGGATTAATCAATGTCATAGCTGTGTATCTTTTTCTCGACAGCTGATATATTGTAATGTTATTAAAGAAAGGAGCAAAGCTGTCATTGTCAAAACCGTATCTGTACATTGTTTGACCATATGTAGCTCCTCTATTGTAAGCACCATGATTGTGATATTCTGGTACTGAAGGATCAGGAGCTCCTGCCGGCATAACTTTTGCGTATTGCCCGTCCCTATAATAATATCTATAATATGCTTCCCACAATGCTGTTGTTACACCAAAAGCATCATCATGAAAAGTTACTGTAATTGGTTGATAGTCAATACGTTTTTGTACTATTCTTTTTCTATTATACTGATGCTTTACATCAGTTTGTACATTATATCTTGGAAGGTCAACTGACTTAACAAGCATATTAAGTTCATTGATATGTTTGGCTCCTAATTGCGGAATTATAGACGCCGCTTCTCTATTAATGTCTATTGAAACGTGATATAGAAATTTTACTTTAGGTGATAGTCTGTGACTATCGTCAACGTAAAGTCTAGCACCATGTTGGTAGTCAGCAAGAGTACCCTTTGGGTTCAAAGCCCCTGATACAATGTTGTCTAAAAATCCATTTAAAAAGTTTGCCATACTAATATTTAGCCTTAGTAATTAACTACGTATATAATAAGATTAGCAACCTACTCCGTGAACTTCAAAATCTAATGGATTATCTTTAGCCATAGACTTTATTTCTAGCACATTAAAGTTGGGATCTTCTACAAAAAACGTTTCTTGCTGGTAATCTGTTCCTTCAAATCTTATGTAAGGCGTGTCCAAAAAACCACCGTTAGCTTCTACACTTTCTTTTACGACTTGAAAATCATCATATGCTAAATGTATACCAAAGTGTGGAACACACACTTCGCCCATGTCTACGCTGTGTCTTTCTCTTTCAGGACCTTTGCCTTGTCTCGGTGTTGTTTCGTGTAAGGTTAATTCGTTACCCCAAAAATCTATGTCCTGCCATTTTCCTTCTTCTGCCATGTCTAGTTTACAACCTAAAACCTTTTGATACCAGGGAACGGTTGTTGAAAGGTCGCCACCCTCGACGGCCAAATGAAATCTATTACTCAATGGAATCTCCTTTAGAATTTTCTTTGCTATGTACAGGTATTTAGTTTTTGGTCATAAAAAAAGGGCCTCGGAAGGCCCTTTAATTTTAATTTATTTTATTAACTATTAACCGTTACCACCGCCTGTAATTGCTGTGTTAACTGTTCTACCAATTGCTGTTCCTATACCTGTACCTTGTGGTGTTTGTATAGCATTGTCGTATCTTACTGTTAATGTTACAGTAACTGGTGCTGATTCAGCATAGTTTAAAGTATTATAGTTAGCACTCTCAACATAACATCCGTATAATTCAAATGTTTCAAGTACTGTTGGAGCATTAGCACCGTTACCACCATCGAGTATTTCCATTCTGGTAACGAATTTATAATCGCTTCCTGACGCCGCACTTGACATTTCAAAGAAGTCTAACTGTTTCTGTAATTGTTCACCAACAAATTTTTGTACGTTGTTGCTTACATCTTCACGTAAAGTAATTGTAATAGGTTCCCAAGTATGTTTACCTGCTAGGTATACTCTTGAGTTGTAAATATCAACAGTCATTTGATCGAAAGTTACGTTTGGTCTAGTTATGTCCATTACCTGCTTTGTTAGTTCAGTTGTTGGACTTGATACACCAAAATTTTCTAGCGATACCCTAAAGCGGTATGCTAATTTTGGCATCAATAACCCTTGGTTAGATGCACTTGCGTTACTATCTAAGGGTACTGTTAACTTTGAAAGTGTTGAAATTGCCATTCTATATGCTCCTATTACTTTTATTTATCCGTTTATAGTCCTGCTATTTCTCCAGTATTTTTAAGTCTCAATGGAATGTATATAAACTCCACAGCTTTTACTGGTTCTATCGCAATATCTACATAAAGTTCATTTCTATCAATTCTAGATGGTGTGTTGTTTGATTCGTCACACACAACTAAGAAGTCATATAATGCTCTTTGTGATACAAGCTCTAACATTAAACTATCAACTTGTGCCTTGATTTCATCACGTGTAATCTTATCATTTGGTTCAAAGATATATGGTTTAGCTAGTTTCTTAAGTTGTGATCTTAAGTAAATTACTAAACGTGCTACGTTGATTCTATCTAAAGCACTTGCGTTTCTTGCTCTAGTTTTTTGACCGAAGTTTACTAATCCTGCTCCTGTTAAGAATGTAATCGGATTAATATTTAAAGAATACAATGTATCTCTTTGACCTTCGTTCAATGCTATTGATTTAAATTCACCCTCGGCGTCTACAAATCCTGCCGCACTAGCATTTGTTATGCCACCACGTCTTGTACCTGCTGGAGCAAACCATGGAAACGATACTTGATCACTTAAAGCAAAAGTTCTCATTATACCATGACTTGGTGGAACAACAACGTTATTTCCGGCATTGTCACTTGTGAATAAGCTAGGATAAAACACACCTAAGTATTCATCTCTTGAAACAAGTCCGTCATCGTTATCTTCAACAGCAAGAGCAGTATTATTACCCCAGTTGTTTAAAGTAGTTCCATCTGATTCTAATCTAAATGGTGAGTCACCAATAATAAATGCTGTTAAGCCTCTATCATTGTTAAGTGCTATCATTTCACCGATAAGTTCTGGATAACCTGGTGTAGCCATAACGTTGAATAGTCTTGATTCATCGTCCCTAATCTCTTGGTTACTGTTTACCAATGATTGTAACGCTTGAATTACAACTTTACGCTGTGCTTTTCTTCCAAAGCTACCTTTACCGTTTGGCTGATTAGCAGACTCAGTCACCCATCTGTGTGGATAATAAGTTGCCATGCTCTCATCATTTTGTCTAACATTTTTAGCTGTCAAGTCTACATAGTTTCTAACGAATTTTTTAACGTTAAATCCGCTTCTACGCAAGTTCCATAACAACATGCCTTTTGGATAAAGTGCTGGATCTGGAGCATCAAAGTCTAAGAAGTCACTTACTAATAGTTCTTTGATCGTCCCTTTTGGTGCTTCACCGTTGGTTCCGTTAGTTCCGCCACTTGTACCAAATCTAGCATCAGCAAATAAAATACCATCTTCTGTAGTTTGATCACCTTCATCTACAGCTAACCATTTTTGAAGATCAGCATTGTATTTGTAAACTTCTGGATAGCTTTCTAAGTCAGCTGTTGAAATCCATATGTCTCCTGTTACTAGTGGTGTAGTGTCTGATTGTTGTGTTGGCTCTGTAGCACTTATAATTGGTCCTTCTGGATCAGCTGAAGAATAAACATTTTGATATCCTCTAAATGTAGTTCCATCATGTACCATTATGTCAACTTCGTCAACAATTGAACTGTACCATAGTCTACCGTTTGTTGTTAATGATGTTGGAGCATTAGGTCCAGCATTGTAAGTTAAAATTTTCCAATTTGAAACATGGAAATCATAAGCACTATCACCAGTTGGTGCTGTGTAAAGATTTGCTGTTCCTAATTTTGTGCTATAGTTATAAGCACTAAAACCAGCGTTAGCAAAAGCACTATCTGTGTCTTTGATACGCATTTCGCCACCATCGTTGTGCGAAATAACTAGTCTGTTACTTGCGTCTACACTTGCTTGTATGTTTGTAAAACCATGTGCGTTAATTGCGTTAGCAAACAAGTCAGCATCTGCTGTAGCACCTGTTGCTACGAATGATAAAGCTACACCTGAATCTAAAGCCGCTTGTCCTACTTTACTTTCCGCTAGTGTAAAGTTATATGTGCCTGCCGCAAATGTACTTGCTGTAATAGCACTTGAAGTAATAGTAGTAGATCCTGATACGTTTCTAGCAAAAATAGTGAAATCAAATTCTTCATTTTCTGCTAGTGTTGTATGTGCTTGAATGTATGTAGCACCTACAGCAAGATTTATACCACCACCTGCTTTATCTAAATTGAATAAAGCCGCTTCGTGTGTTTTGTAAACTGGAGCAGATTGATCTACCCAAAGTTTAGTTGTAGTATTGTATACTTTAACTTTGTAATTAGCACCCAAGTTAGCATCTGTAGTTTTAAACCAAACAGAACCTGAAGGTCTTGTTTTTGTGTCTGCAGTCTTGAACGCTGGAACAGCCGTATGTGGAGCAATTTCTAACGCAGGAGCATAGTAAGTTCCTGCTGTGATACCTAAGTCAGCTAACAATGTACCAGTTTGTCCAGCCGCAATGGA